TCCATGGGCCTGGAACCGTATGCACTATGATTCCGGGCGGAAGACGCTCTACCTGTTTGATGAACTGACGCGGTTGCGTACCAGCAATACTGAGACTGCAAAATTGATCCAAAGCAGAATCCCTGAAGGGGAGCGAATTATCGCAGACAGCGCTGAAGAAAAGTCTGTCAGCGATTACAAAAGCTACGGGCTGTCCTGCCGCGGAGCAGATAAAGGACCTGGAAGTGTGAACTACTCTATGAAGTGGCTCCAGTCGCTGCGGGCGATCGTCATAGACCCTGATAGATGCCCAGACACCGCGCGTGAGTTCTCTGAATACGAGTACGAGCGAGATGACAAAACCGGTGAAGTCGTAGCCGGCTACCCAGATGCCGCAAACCATCACATTGACGCTGTGCGTTACGGCACCAACAGAATTTGGAAAAGAAGAGGGCGGTAATATGTCAAAATTCAAACGGTGGCTGTATGATCGCTTTCTCCCTGCCTGGTGCCGAGAGGATCTCCTGGAAGCCAATGCAAAACTCAGTGCTAAGGTCCAGGAACAGCGGCGCGAGATCGAGCGACTCAGAGCCTACATTGACGGCCTTCAGGACGCCACGCGCCGACCGCCGCGCATCGTGATCAACTGCAAGGAGGTATCTAAATCGTGAGCATTATCTCCGCTTTGTTTGAGAGCGGGAAAGTATATAATTTTGAGCAGGCCTTTGGTGCCAAGGACATCACAACACCAGCCATGAGGGCTGCAATCAAGGATTGGGCATTGCTTTACTACCAGACTGACCCAACCAAAGACGAGGACCCTTGCCAGCGGATCCCAGTGGCTATTGTGTCGAAACTGACCAAAACAACCTTCTCTGAGTATAATGCGGTCCCGGCAAAGAGTGGCTCAGAGTATGTTGCCGCCATACTCGCTGCGCTGGACAAGGTGAAGGGTAAGGCTATGCAGCAGGCTCTTATAGGTGGCCAGTGCTTTCTCAAGCCGATCTTCGGGGAAAGCGGCCTGTCCTTTTCCGTGATCTCCCGCGGCAACTATGCGACTCTGGGTCGGGACGAGCAGGACATAGTGACAGATGTTGGTACGGCAGAGCGCACTATTGAAGGCCGGGCCTACTACACTCTGCTGGAACGCCGCAGGGTTGTCAAAGGAAATTTGACAATTGAGAGCCGGCTTTACCGCTCGGAGACGGAGCAGGTACTTGGGTACCCAGTTCAACTTTCCAGTTTGGACAAGTATGCATCTCTGGTTCCAGAACTGACATACCAAGAGGCAATTGGATCTCTGGGCCTGATCCCGCTCCGCACTCCGCAGGAGAATACAGTAGACGGGAGCCCAGACCCTGTCAGCGTGTATGCGCCGGCGGCAGGCCTGATCCATAATATCAACCGAAACGAGGCCCAGATCAACCGAGAGTTTGAGAACGCAAGATCCCGGATCATCGCGTCAGCGGATATGCTGAAAACCGGTCCTGACGGCCGCAAGCAGCTGAAGGACGATTTGTTCACTGGGCTGGAAGACGACCCAGATGTTGTAGGGATCACCATTTTTTCGCCCACGCTGCGGGAGCAGTCCTTCCTGGCCAGAAAGACCGAGTATCTTCGGAATGTGGAAAGTCTGATCGGTCTGAAGCGCGGATTGCTCTCAGAAGTGGAGGCGACAGAGCGTACTGCCACGGAAGTGACCTCCAGCGCCGGCGACTATAACCTGACGATCATCGACTTCCAGCAGATGTGGGAAAGCGCCGTTCGAGAGGCAGTCCGGGTGTGTGACATCCTTGGGCGAATCTACAAGGTCTATTCCGGTCCTCAGATCGATCCGGAGCGCGATGTGGCGATCAGCTGGGGGAACGGTGTTCTCTATGACGAGGACCAGACTTGGCTCGACTACAAGGATATGGCAACCCGTGGCTGGCTTAAACCGGAAATTGCGGTTGGGTGGTACTTTGATATGCCGACAGATACCCCAGCTGATCTTGAGAAGGTGCGCAGCAAATATATGCCTGAGGTAGATCAACTGGTGGAGGAAGGCGGCTTGTAATGCTGACGCCTGAGCAGATTGAGGGATTCCGGATCGCTGCTGGCCGTCTGATGGACCCTATCCAAGACTTCCTGCTTCGGGATATTGCCCGTAGAATCCAGGATGCTGGAAAACTGACCAGCACCGCAGCCTATGAGGCATGGCGTGCAGAATGGCTTGGCAAAGGGCGTCGAGACCTTGAAAAGGAACTGGCCGAACTCCTGGGGGTATCCAGGCAAAATGCCAGAAAACTTCTTCGGACTGCAGGGGAATATGGGTACGATTTATCCCTTGCCGAGCAGCGCGGACATCAAGTGCCTTTTGAAGACAATCTTCCGATACAGCAGATTATTTCTGCGGCAGTCGAACTGGCTGATCAGAACCTGAAGAACATCACCCAAACCCGCGCTATCCAGATGATGGACCCGTATGGCCAGTATCAAGCTTTGCCGCAGGCATATCAAGCCTGTACTGACTTTGCCTTTCAGCAGGTGTTTTCTGGGGCATTGGACTACAACACCGCGATCCGCCAAGCCTGCGCCGGGATTGCCAAGCATGGCGTCAGCGTAGCGTATGAGAGCGGCGTGCATACTACCATCGAGGCCGCAGTGCGCAGAAACATTATGGGTGGCCTTGGCTTGATGGTAGAACAGATCCAGAGCGAGAACTATGTGTCGCTTGGATGCACAGGGTGGGAGATCTCCGCACACGCCAACAGCGCCCCCGACCATGAGCCGTTTCAAGGAAAGCAATATTCTGACTCCGAGTATCAGGCCTTGAATAATAGCCTCCGGCGCCGGATCAGCACCCTGAACTGCGGGCACATCGCTTTTCCTATCGTGCTGGGCGTAGACCAGCCCCAGTACACCAATGCTGAATTGGAAAGGCTGCGTCTGGAGAATGAGAAGGGTGTGGATTTCGATGGGCAGCACTATACCGGCTACGAAGCGACACAGCAACAGCGAAAAATCGAGAGGGCCATCCGGCGCCAGAAGCGCAAAGTCCTTTTAGCAGCTCCGGAGGACGCAGACATGGAACGCGCGCGCCTGCTTCGGCTCCGCCAGGAATATGATAGCTTTTCAAAGGGTGTAGGGCTCAGGACCGAGGATGAGCGTCTGGAGGTGTCCGGCTTCAACTGGAGGGAATGGAAACAGGCTGAAGACGGCACAAAGCGTATTGAAAATCTCGCCAATGAGATGTATGATACGGGTAGTACGGCCGGAAACCTGGACGCCTGGCTCCGGGATCAACCTATCCGCCGGCAGATCCAGTCAGAGGACACTATCACTGATATTGTTCCAGGCCAGTTCCGCAAGCATGTTTATGGGACTCTTGAGTATGAGCAGTATGCTGAAAAGCTGGCCGCCACTGGTAGATATGGTCCAAGCCGACTGACTATAACGCTGGAGGAGGCCCAAGCCCTGGTGGACCGATACCGAGGCACCGGGATCCTGGCCCGGCGGAAAGATGGAACCTGGCTGAAACAGGAATGGATCACTACCTGCCCTGACCGGGTTGGCATTGTGGTAAATGATCTCACTGGCGACGAGGCCTATACTACGACTTTCAAGATACATTACCGGAAAGACGGGACTCACATCGTCCCTGACTATCCAAGCAGAAAAGGCAAGAAGGGTGCGTCATGAGTTACACTGAAAAAGAACTTTTCGATTATATGGACTCTCGCCGGCCGGTTCGCGTCGAGTGCACTGACGGAGCGGTTTTTGTTGGTCCATGCTGGGCTTATGGCGCTGCACTCAGTGAAGAAGAGTTTGGTATGGCCGAGCCATTGCTGGATGTCGGCGGTACGACTCTGCGCATCAGTGATATTGAGAAAATCGAATTCGCAGACTGAGCATAGACGGTGGGAGGCCATATGACAGAACAGGTGATCAAAGCTATTGAGAGCATCCTGGCAAAAGACGACCGCGTGGAGTTGATCCCCATGCCGGGCGGGGAAGTAAAAGTCATCCGCATCCGTCGGGATCCTGTAAAAATTAAATCATGACCTCGCTCTAAGTGGTGAGCGGGAAGAGCTGAGTGGAGCTGATAGGAGAGATCCTGTCGGCTCCATTTTTTGTTGATTTCAGGTTGTTCCTGTTTTCAAGTTAATTCGCCGCGCCCGGGCGTAATGCAGGGCGGCCGCCAGGGGGCGCGACCCCCGTACAAAAAAGCGTAGCGGAGAGAGGAGAAACAGATGAAGCGAGAATTCCTTGAGAATCTGAAAGTCGGAGACCAGCCGCTCTCCAAAGAAGTGATCGACGCGATCATGGGCGAGAACGGCAGGGATATCGAAGCGGCCAAGAAGCCTTTCGCGGACTACGAAAGCATCAAAGAGCAGTTGCAGACTGCCAAGGATGGCCTGAAGAAGTTCGAGGGCGTCGATGTGGCCCAACTCCAAGGGGAGATCACCAAGCTTCAGGGCCAGCTTACCGACAAGGATAAGGAGTGGCAGGAAAAGATGGATACTATGGCCTTCGAGGGAAAGGTCAAAGACGCCATCACTGCCGCGCGCGGTAGGTCGGCAAAGGCAATCTCGGCCCTTCTGGATTTGGATACCCTCAAAGCGTCCAAAAATCAGGATGCAGACCTCAAGGCCGCCCTTGAAAATCTGAAGAAGGAAAACGCCTATCTGTTCGAGGATGAAGGCACACCGCCCCCCTATGCCGGCGGCACAGGGAAGAATAATCCTCCCTCTGGTAAGTACGACACTGAGACCGCCAGAATCATGGCGGCCGCCGGGCTTGACCCTGAGAAGGATTGAGCCATCTGATGAAAGGAGACCAGTAAATGGCCAATGCAATCACTCTTGCACAGACTTTTGTGCCTATCCTCGATAAAATCTACAAGGTTGCGTCTGTGACCTCCATCCTGGACGGCAACCCTGAACTCGTGCGGCAGGGGGCAAACTACAACGAACTGATTATCCCCAAACTCTCCATGCAGGGCCTGGGCGACTACTCCCGCAATGACGGGTATGTCAAGGGCGATGTGACCCTGACCAATGAGACGGTGAAGTGCAACTTCGACCGCGGCCGTATGTTCCAGGTGGACAATATGGACAACCTGGAGACCGCTGGCATCGCGTTTGGTCAGCTCTCTGGCGAGTTCCTCCGGACGAAGGTTGCTCCGGAGATTGATGCTTTCCGGTTTGCCACCTATTCCGGTATTTCTGGGATTTCCAAGGTTTCTGCCGGCGCCACCCTTTCCACCGGTGAATCTGTCATTGCGGCCATCCGCGAGGGCATGAGTGGTATGGACGAGGATGAGGTGGACCCCAACAATCGGTATCTGTTCATCACGCCTACTCTGCTTGGGCTGATTGAGGATATGGATACGACGAAGAGTAAAGAGGTCCTGAAAAACTTTGCCGGGATCCAGAAGGTTCCTCAGACCCGCTTTTACACTGCTATTGACCAGCTCTCTGGCGGTAGCAGCGAGGAGGCTGGTGGTTACACCAAGGGCGCCAGCGGTGCTGATATCAATTTCATGATCATTGAGAAGTCCGCCCTTATCCAGTTCCCCAAGCACATTGCACCCAAGATCATCACCCCTGATGTCAACCAGGATGCGGATGCCTATAAGTTTGGCTATCGGAATGTAGGTATTGCCGATGTCTATGAGAACAAGGCCGCTGGCATCTATCTACATCACAAGGCCGCAGGCTAAGGAGGCTGCCAATGAGAACTATCGGACTTGTTTTCGCCAGTAAAGCCCCTGCTGAAAAGTATGTTTGTCCCGAATGCGGTAAAGAGTACAAGAGTGAAAGTGCTCTCGCCAAGCATCTGCAGGACAAGCATTCTGATGACGGAGTGCCTAAGACTGAGCAGGAATCTGATGAATAAAGGAGGGCGTCGCCATGGTCAATTATGAATTTTATGTTTCAGAATACCACGGCGGCGCCATCTCTTTGGATGAGTGGCCAGAGGTAGAGGCTCGTGCCTCTGCCCAGCTCCGCCGGTATAAGAGGATCTTCACCGTGTCCGCACCAGAGCCGAATGCGGAGGACATGGCCATCTGTGCTATGGCTGAAGCAATTCACGGCTTTGACCTGGCCCTTAACGGCGACGGCGGGCCGATTCAGTCGGCATCGGTGGGGAGTGTTTCTACCAGTTACGGTACGAACATAGGCACCGCAATAGACCTGTCTGAAAAAGGGCAATCGAAGACCTTGTACCGAGCTGCGTCCCTCTACCTCGATATTTATCGGGGGGTGAGCGGATGATCCCAATCAGGCGCCGCAGTTGCCCCGTCAGTTATCGCCTATGTAACCAGACGGTAACGGTGTACCACTGGGACGGAAAATCCACATACAAGCGCAGCGTCTTCAAAAATGCTTTCAAGAAAACTCAGAATGTGGACAAAACCGGCAGTACTGAGTCGAACAGTTTCCTTCTTGTGATTCCTGGACCTGAAATACCAGTGGTTGTGGGGGACAAGGTACAGTTGGGCGAAGGGCCGGAGATCACGACTCGTGAGGACTGGGCTGCCCTGGTGCCCGTTACCACACCCGGCCTGGTCGTGGTGAAGTATGTGGACCCGAAGTACTTTAACGGTGTAGTCATACACACGGAAGCGGGGGGCTGAGATGTCTATTGTCGGTACTATCAAAGTCAACACTAGACCCGTAGCAGAGATTATGCGCAGGAAGGGCCTAGACCAAAGCGGAGATGTGCAGCAGTTCCATACGGCAAATGTCCTCCGTCGAATCACGAAGTATATGCCGTATAGAACCGGGGCTACGATAAAACTGACTGTAGCGCAGTCCCCGGTCAGACGCCCTGAGATTAACACCTTTACGAGATACGCCAGGTATCTGCACGAAGGCAAGGTTATGGTGAATGCGGCCACTGGGAAAGGCCCTGCCGTGATCCCAGGCGTGGGACCGCGGTGGCCAAGAGGTGCCCAGTTGAAGGCCACAGATCGTCCGCTGACCTATACGACTTCCAAAAATCCAGAGGCAGGCCCTTTCTGGGGACGGCGCCTCATGGCAAAGGAAGGACGGGCCATGCTTGAAGATCTCAAAAGATACATCAGAAGGAGGCCCGATAGCAGATGACTGCTCTGGAGCAAGTAAAGGAGTGGCTGGCCACTTTCCCGCAATTTGATATTCTTACGAATTTTCGTGTGG